GTAAATGACACAGTAACACTTGCATATCCAGCAGGATCTACAGTAACTAACTGTATTCCAGCAGCAGATTATTTTGTTAAAACTTATGATGCTTCAACTGGTGTTATGACAGTTTCCTCAACAGCAGGAGGAGCAGCAGTAACAGCTTCAGCATCTCCTACTTTTGTGGCTGGTACATTTGCAAGCATCACATTTACAGCACCATTAGTTGTTGGATCTGTAAGAGAATGGAGTTTCGAGATAACTAGAGCAGAGATTGACGTAACAAGTATTGGTCAAACTGTTACTCAAACCGCACCATTTAGAACCTTTATTTCAGGTTTTGCTGATGGTAGTGGTTCTGCGAGTGTTTATTCGACAGATGATGACACACTTCTATCCAGTAGAATGGTTGAAGATGTTATCCAACGTCAGCAAGCTGGTGCAAAGGTAAGATTGTATATTGATCGTCAGATGAGTGGTGCAAACGTAGATCAAAACGCAAGTAGATCAATTTTGGCAGATATTATTCTTACTTCTGCTAGTTTCAATGTAAACCCAGATGACGGACAGGTTGTAGAGATAGCCTTCAGACCTAGTGCTGCTCCAACATTCGACCTATCTAAGACAGCTTAAATTAGCATAACTTAACGAACCTCAGTTTATCTGGGGTTTTTTTTATGCTTTGGATTAGAATAATAGTATACTATTTTATTTTTATGGTAAGTAATTTATCGGCATTAGATAGGCTTAGAAAAGCTGCAAATCTTGAACCAAAAAAGAAAGAAGTTGAATTATCTGATGGTTCTATTTTTGAAATGTATGTAACTCCATTAACAATGGCAGAAAGAGAAAGAGCACAAAAACAAGCTAAAAGCAATGATGCAAATGCTTTTGCTTTACAGTTATTACTTTCTAAGGCACAAGATGAAAATGGTAGGAAACTTTTTAATGCAGGAGAAATTGATGTGTTAAAAAATGAAGTTAAAGATAGTGATTTACAAAGTTTAATGCTTGCTGTTATTAATTCAGATGAGGAAGCACCCGACCCAAAGAACTAGCCGACCAACTGAAGAGAGATAATCTCATGATGTTACAGTTTGGTGTGGCAAAAGAATTAGGGAAAAGTCTTGTAGAAGTTAGAAATATGACTATGGAAGAACTTGTGGGTTGGAGTGCATATTTTTTAATTTTGAATGAAGAACAAGAAAAAGCATTTGAAAAAGCAAAACGTAGGAGATAAGCTAGAATAAAGTAACCTTTTATTGTTTAGTCGTGGCAACTAGAGCAGATATTGAAATTGCAGTAAGAGGAATACAACAAGTTGAAAATGCAAAAAAACAGATAAGGGATCTTAATAAAGAAATTAATAGATCAAATAAACAGATTACCAAGGAGGCCGAAAAGCAAGGTGTTCTGAGAAAAGGTAATAGGACTGCTGTCGGTGCTGCAAGTCAAGTTAGAAGCATAAATACATTAAATAAAAATCTTGCACAAGCAACTAGAAATTTTAATCGAGTTGCATTAGGTACAGATGATGCAACTAAAGCAGCAATTCAATTAAAAAAAGCTCAAGATGCTTTAAATGTTGCTTATGCTCAACAAAATGATTTGTTAGGTAAGAATGTACAAGCTCAAGGAGCATTTAGTAGATTATCAGATAGACAATCACGAAATGTAGCAGGACAAAGAACAGGATTGAATAATCCTATTGGAAGATTTATGGCTGATCGTGGAGCGACAAGAGGTTTTGATAGAGAGAGTGCATTAATAAGTGGTGCTTTTCCTCTGTTATTTGGTCAAGGGCCAATTGCTTCATTGGCTGGTGGTATTGGTGGTGGTATTGGTGGAATGTTTGGTGGTATGGGTGGTTTTGCAGGAGGTATCGCAGCTACAGCACTTGTTCAATCAATACAAACTGCTTTAGACGCTATCACAAAACTTGGACAGGCTATGAGTCCATTTGCTCAAAATACTGAAGCAGTAACAGCAGCATTAGGATTACAGGGATCAGCAGAGGAAGCTCGTATAAAGCAAATTGAACAGACTCAAGGAAAAACAGCAGCTTTTAATGCTTCAATGAGATTGATGGCAACTGAAATAGGCCAAAGAGGTGTAGATTCTTTAAAACAATTTGGAGAAAATACGAGATTATTAACAAGTTCATTTGTTTTAGCAATAACAAAATTACAGGCATTTACAGCAGGAATAGTAAACTTTGTTGCGAAAATTACTGGATTACAAGCTGGATTAGAAGCTGATGCAGCTACTAGAACAGTTGCCGCTGCTGCAACAGAAGGAGATGCAGAAGCACAAGCTCTAGTTGATAGAAGAAATGCTGCCGAATCAATGAGAGGTCAAGGGGGTGAAGGGGCTAGGAAAAAAGTATTATTAGATCAAATTAGTGCTGAAGAAAAGATATTTGCAATAAGAAGAAATACATCAATAGAAGCAGATAACTTAACTCAAAAATTTGATGCTTTGGGTATTTCTTTAAAAGCAGAAGCAGAAGAAACAAAAAGAATTGCTGAGTTGAGAAAACAAGGATTAAATCCAGCACTTGCTAAAACTATTGCTGGAATCGAAAAAGAGGGTAAATTAACTAAAGATAATTTACAGGTTGAAATTGATAAGTTATTAGAAAAACAAGCTAAAGTAGGACAACTTGAAGAAAAAGATCAAATAAGGCTAACAACTTTAGAAAAAACACGCAATGAAATAGATGAGCAAGTTGACAGTTTATCGAATCTCGTTACAGAAACAGATAGAGTAAATGATGGTTTTGATAAGATAGCACAGTCGATACGGAGCGATATTAAAGAGGGAATAAAAGGACTTATAAAAGGAACATCTACACTTGGAGATTTATTAAATAATGTTGCTGATAAGTTTTTAGATATTGCTTTAAATCAGGCTCTTTTTGGAAATATAGCAGGAGATAGTGTAACTGGAGGTTTGTTTAAATTGTTAGGTTTTGCAAACGGAGGTAGGCCCCCTGTAGGCAAACCTTCAATCGTTGGAGAGAAAGGGCCAGAATTATTCGTACCAAGATCATCTGGAACGATTGTGCCAAATAATAAACTTGGAGGTGGCGATAGTACGAGTGTTGTTGTTAATGTAGACGCATCAGGTTCAGATGTTCAAGGTGATGATGCTGGAGGACAAGAACTTGGTTCATTGATAGCTGCTGCTGTTCAAGGAGAACTTGTTAAGCAACAAAGACCTGGAGGTTTATTAAATAGATAATGGCTACTTTTCCTAGTTACAATCCACAATATTCTGCTACAAAACGTAGTCAGCCACAGCAACGTATAACACAGTTTGGCGATGGCTACCAGCAAAGAACTACTTTCGGCTTAAATCAAGATCCTAAAGTGTGGAATCTCACTTTTAATGTTGATGATGAAGATGCCACTGAAATAGAAACATTTTTAGAAAATGAAGCTAAAAATGGTACGTCATTTGATTGGTCACCTCCTGATACAACTACAACTTTTAAATGGATATGTAGAAGTTTTTCTAGAGAAATATTTGAATTTGATAGAAATAGAGTAACAGCTACTTTTGAACAAGTATTTGAACCCTAATGGCAATCCCAACTTCTGCACTACAAGAGATAAATCCTGGCTCAATCATTGAACTTTTTACGATTGAACTAAATACAGCACTACATGGCTCAAATACGATATATCGTTTTCATAATGGTGCAAATATGAACGCAGATGGAGAAGTTGTTTGGGCTGGGAACTCTTATTTAAGATTTCCTATT